GGTGATAAATCCAACTGTGGTTACACCAGAAATTACAATTAAACCATCATTAAATGTTGATAATCCAACAAATGTAGACAGTCCAATTACATCAAAGTTTCTACCAACTCTTACATCTTTCTGTGCTGTTATAATACCAATAGAATCTACGTTTTTTACATCCTCATATGTTAATGTACCACCAATAGTGACATTTCCATCAAAATTAGCACCAGCAGCTGTTATGATACCTGTAAAATTAGCACCACCACCTGCACTTACAACTTCAACATCACCTGAAGAAATTGAACCAGTATCAGAATTTAAAGTAATAGAAGCAGTACCAATAGTAAGAATACCAGTAATTCTAGCATCTCCTTCAACAACCAATGCATTATTTGGATATAAACCACTTTGAATAATAGTTGTTCCAATACCAACTCTTCCTAAACTATATGGGCCATCAATACCTTGTATCCATGAATTTCCATCAGTAACTGATCCAAATGTAAATTTCTTTAAACTATCGTCATATCTTAAATATCCACCATCATAAGCTGCTGCATTAGTAGCAATACCAACAATATCATCAAGATGTTTTAACCGTGTTTCACCACTACCACCCAGTGTTGCTAATTGTTGTTGAACACGATTTACAAATATTCTATAATGATCTTGTAATTGATCAAGAGTAACATATTTTTTATCAAGTGGGGTTAATGGATCTGAATTATCGGAATCTGGTGTTATGTTAATAAGACCTTCATTTAAAAATTCTTTCTCATTAAATTTTTCAAATATTTCTTCGAGATATTTAACTTTATTAGAAAGTTGAATATTTTTTTCTTCTAATTCATTTAAAATAGATATCTTTAGATTTTTAACTTCTTCTACATCAAGCGATGATTTTATTTCAGATTCTAAATTTATTTTATCAACTACTGTTTTAAATTCTTCATGAAAATAGTAAAAATCATTTCTAATATCTTTCTTAACTTGTAAAAATTCTTGATTTTGTTCTTCTAAATTTTCTTTTAAATGTTTTTTACTTTTGGTAATTTCAATTTCTAAATCAGAAATTTTATTCTCTATATTATTTTTATGATCTTCATAAATTTCTAAATCTTCATTAATAGATATCTTTAGATTTTTAACTTCTTCTGCATCAAGTGATGATTTTATTTCGGATTCTAAAATATATTTTTTATATTTTGGTGCCTCTACATCAACAAAATTATTAATTTTTTCTGCTAGATTAGAAACATTAGATCTTATAGTGGTAAGAGCTTTTTGATTGATACCAGTTACATCATTTTTTAACTTGATAATACTTTCTTCAAGTAAAAAAGTATACCCCATCATTGAATTATCAAGATCTTCTTTTTTAATAAAATCTTGTATTTCAGATTTAATTTCTTCTACACATTTTATAGTATCTGTTAAATTATCTAATTTATCTAAATTATTTTTATAAGCATTAAAAGCTTCAGAAAAAGACTGTAATTCTGGTCTTTTTACTAATTCGTGAATAGTATCATCTGATTTATCATCCTCACGAAAAAAATCTGAAGGTTTCTTTAGTGCCATTATTTAATTTTTTTTATTATCAGTCTGTGTATTATTATTTAGAAACCCTTTTTTAAGTAATTTTGAGAGTTCTGATGTAGAACCAACAAATAAAGAATTATTAGTTACATTATTTGGTTGTTTATTTATTTGATCATCAACATCCTTTATTTTCTTTTGAAGTTCCATTAATTTATCAGTTGTATCAGCAACTGATTTGATAATTTGACCTGCAACTTCATATGCTCTTGGACTTGCACTTTCACCTGCAAGTTCCATTATACCATTAAGAGATTCTTGACCTTTTTCAATTAAGGAATATAAGTTAGCACGAGTATAATCGTAATCTTTTTTAACATCGTCACTTATATTTTTTAATTGATCTTGTTTTTTAACACAATCATTTTCAGTTATATTACTAACCTCAATAGCACTAGTTGTATTTAATGCTTCATCAATAGGATCATAACTAGACATAATTTAAATATCCTTTCCTTGTGTTGGACTATAAGTTTTATTATCTGAAAATTGCTCCCAAGTTTCACTAAAACCAAAATCATCAGCAGGACCAGCATCAATGGGAACTGGAGTTGCAGTGTATCTCATTTCTCTCTTAGCAGTCTTAATATTAGTATCTGTGTATAAATCAGTTTGAACTTTTTTAATAAGACCACTTGTAGATTCTGCAATAGGACCAAATAGATATGTTTTTGCAGTAAAATTCAATGTATATATTAATGCTCTTCTTGTGGAAAAATCTCCTTCATAATCATCTTGAAATGCTATATTATCCAAAATTAAAGGAATATCCCTTTTCTCTCCAATTGATTTTATCAAATCAACAGTTAATGTAAATGCTGGTTGAAAATATGGTAAAATTTGTTCTATTATTTGTAATGCATCATCATTTAATTTACTGAATATACTCAATTCAAATCCAATATTATAAGGAACAGGCATATAAACTTTTTTTAAATTCGTTCCATCAGATGCTTTAAATGTTTGAGTTACTCCTGCTTTTCTACTAGGATCATAACTAACAGAATTCATTTCAAATGACATTCTTGGCAGTGTAGTTTGAACTGGTTTGTTTAAATCTGCTTGTTGTTCTAATCTTGCAAGAAATTTTTGGGCAGGGCCATAAGACAATGGAATATTAATTTCACTATAATCTTCACCAGAAGAATTTTGATGTCTAATACTTAGATCATTAAAAACAGTACCAAAGGAAATGATAGTTTTTCTAATTATTTCGTGATAGTAATAGGTTCCAAGCATCAATATGTACCAAATGGATTTGATTCACTAAAGTCAAGAATTGCATCAGCTTCTGACTCTATATTATCGTTCTGTGCATATTTATCTGCGAATTCAGCTGTCTCAATATAATCAACAGTGTATTTTGATTCAGAAGTAGATCCTATTGCAACATCTCCAGATACAAAAGTACCATTAGTTGATCCTAATTTAAGGATATTAGTATCTTTATCCCAACTCTTAACTCTACCTTTAGCACCAGAAATAGATCCAGTAACAATTTCATTAAATTGATATGCACCAGAACCCGTTAATATTGGAGGTGGAGCAACTGTAACAATTCCTGTTGCAGAGGTATATCCAATACCTGCATCAGAAATAAGTATCTGGGAAACAGTATTAGCAGTGCTAACAAGTGCTCTTCCTACTGCAGTGCCAATACCAGACGTTGGTGTATTGAAGTATACTATAGGTTCTGTAGGATATCCACTACCACCATCAGTAATTGTTATTGTTCCAATACCAGCACTAGAAGTAACTAATAATGCAGTTGCTGCTGCTCCAACGCCATGAGTAGTTGTTACTCCATTTGTTTGAGTTGTTGTTGCACTGACTATGGTGACAGTTGGAGTTTCAGTGTAACCAGCACCTGGATTTGTTAATAAAATTTCTTTGACAGAATATACGTTACTTACATTTGTAGTTATTGCAACAGCAGTGGCATTTACTCCTCCTGCAGGTGCAGTACTAATTGAAACAGTTGGAGTTTGTGTATAATCATAACCATCTTGATTTAAAATAATACTTCTAAGATATCCTGAAGTTGTAGTTACACCAAGAGTTGCTGTAGATCCTATGGAAATTAACTGTAGTGATGTTATATAACCTTGATCTACTAATAGATCATCAATCTCATTACTTGTGGTACTAAGTTGATCCCAACCACCCATTTCATCTTCAAGTTCAAAGAGTTCACACTGTAATTGATAAACATAATTCTTACCTAATTGATAAAAAGGTTTTTCATGCTCTACAAATTTAACCTCAAAAATTCTTTTACCTAATGGAAAATATATTAAATCTCCTTCACGAGGTCTAGATGAAACTTCTATTTCACTAGAAGGTTCTGCTGCCAAAAAAGGTGCAATAAAATCTTCAAATCTTTCTTTTGATATAGTTACTACTAATTCATCTTTTAAACTCATTCCAAATTTGGTCATAATATCACCAGCACCAGTATAACCCTCATAGGTGTTTACATATGCTTCTATGGCAAAATTATCATTAAAAGTTGACGATTCAAGTTCTCTAAAAATTGTATCTTTTTTAACTATTTTTCTTGGAAGGTATGTTACTTCCACACCAAAAATTTTTAACTGTTCATTGATTAAATCCTGAACCAGTCTTTGTTCACTTTGAGACCCTTGTAGAAAATAAGAATTAAGAGCCATAATACTATCCTATCATATCTAGAGGTGGTAATTCATATTCAGAAGACATTTTTTCTCTGATAACTTGAATTTCACGTTCAGCATCTTCATATATTTCTCTTCCATTCAATTCAATACCACCAGGAAGCTTAACACCTCTAAATTTAATTAAATTTTGACCCCATTGACGTTTTATTAATTGTGTCAGATATCTTTTAAGAAAACTGTCATTAAATACACCACTAAATTGATTAGGATCTAATGCCCTATGACAGTCAATAACAAAATAAGTATCAACAGATTGTGCTGACCAGTCAATATCCAAATACAATCTATCTTGTCTTTTATTAAATCTTATTTGTTTATCAGTTGTTAGTAAAAAATCAATATCTTCTAAGTATGATTTTACCATAGAATATTGAAGAAGTTCTATAGAATTAAAATAATACAAATCATTTAAAAATAATTGATATTTAATACTAAACATACTACCAGAAATTGAACTGGTATCAAATTTAAATATTCTCTCTATACCTATTACAGAATCAGGAACTTGAATAAAATTAGAATTTTCATAAAAACTTGATGTAATAGTTCCCATTCCACTTACATTAGTAGAACTTGCTGTTGTGGTTACAATACCAACTCCTGTTGTTCCAGATGCTTTCCCTCTATCTATATCATCTTGAGATACTTTATACTTCAAATACATCCTTTCAACACCGTCAAAATGACGCTCATTAAAGAGTTGTAGAGCATCATCCACTGCATCATCTATTTGATCATCATCAACGTTAATCTCTAATACAGGAGCACCTAACTGCCTTAAACAGTAATCTATTAATTCTTGTCTACTTGTTGGTTTTGCCATTAGAATGAGCCTCCATCTATTAACCCTGCAGTAAGTGTTCCAGTAATAGTAGCTATACCAGATACATTTAGAGTAGTAACTGAAGCAATTCCACCAATAACATTTGTTGCATTATTAACATTTAAATCAGTCCCAAGACCAGCTTGAGCAGAAATAATTTTTATTGCATTTTGTTGCCCAACTCTAACTTTAATATCAGACATTATCGAGTTACTCCTGCTCTAACCAAAACACTACCCTCAACGACTGTTGTCTTGGTCTCTCCTTTTGTAATAACTATATCATAAACATATCTACCAGCTTTTAATGCAGATGTTTGAGTGGGTGTTAGTGATATATCTATTGCTCCATTAGTTGGGGCACCATTAATAGCAGTAGTAAAATCAGTCTTTGATGAACTACTGGCATGTTTTCTAATTTGAGCAGCTGGGGTAGTACCAGTCAAATCATATGCAGAATTAGTTTCTGTTGCTTCTAAATTGAATGTTTGTGAAAAACTAGTTCCCGTATTAATTACAAGATTACTAACATATACGGCCATCTATTTTGATATAATATCCCTACTTCTTATTTATATTGTATTTCAACCAGCACTATTATCTAGTAATTTTCTAAGAAGAATTTTTAATTCATCAATATCTTCTCTCATTTGTTTTAATTCATTTTTATCATTCTGGATAGATGATAAAGTTTTTAATCTTTGATTATATTCTAAGTTATTAGAATTTATAATAGCACCAGATTTTTCATCCCGATATAAATGTGGATATCCTTCAACTTTTATCATCTAAGTGCAATAGTACGAAGTTCTTTAATTCTAACTGGATAAGCTTGATTAGTTCCAGACATAACAATTTTAATTTGATAACCAATAAATTCTCCTAAATTATCTGCAGTAAATTCATATTCCAAAAACTGATTATCTAAACTTGCAGGAACAAAAGTATCTGGTTTACCATCATTATTAGCAGGATTTTTTACACCGTTAGCATCAAGATTATCATAACCAGGAAATAATTCAAATTCTTGTAAAATTCCAGCAGAATCTGGTTTAACCAAAGAATAAAGAACTCTGAAATCTGCAGAACCGTCTCTACATGCAGAGAGAATAACCTTTAATCCATCTGCAGGTTTATCTAAATTAATTAAATTGGAAACATAAATTGAACTATGTGGATCAAATAATCTAGAATTTACTCTATTATCAGTAGCATAATTTGATATTGGATTATTCATTCTATTACTTCTAAATTCAGTAGAAGATGTATCAAGATATATTATCGGTGATACATTCTCATTAGTTGTTTCAAATGTTATTGATGTAGTAAAAGATTTTTTCCTTTCAATATTACTCAAAAATTCATTTTCATTGACTGTAGAACATATAAGTCTAGGATTATGAAATTCATTTAATTGATTTAATTCAATTGATGTAAATCCATCATCTACAAATGAAACTTCATTTCCACCAACACTAGTTCCAGTAACAGTTCTAACTGAGGCTGTTGCACTAGTTACATCTGATGGTCTAAACAAATCATAATCAGGAATTATTGCATCATACTGTATATTTCTTGTAGCAGTTACATCATTTCCACCAAAAAATCCTCTATTATCAAATGTAAGAGTAAGATCTAATGGAGATGCATCATCAGCACTTCTATTTGTACCATAATTTGTGTCCGCAACATCTAATTGAACATTATAACTATCTAATTCAATATTAATAGGTGATATTGTATGAGTCCTATTTATTCTTCTAAGAGATACTCCATTAAGTTCATATTTTTCTACAGTTGATTTTTTACCATGAGCAGTTGGCTTTGTTCCACCTTCAACTCCTCTTACAATGGTTCCACTTAGAACTCCAATTCCAACTGAAGTATAACTAATAATTTCTTTACCTTCAATTAGAACATATCCTGGATTATTACTACTTACGGGAAGACCCTCAAAGGTAGATAAATCTGGACTGATTGTTGAAGCAACGCTAATCGCACTTGTTGAAGTAGAACTATATTCATTTGGAAGAGAAGTTGCCTCTAAATTACTTTTAACATTTGCTAAAACTAATTTATTATTAGAAGAATGCATTCCATGATCAAATTGATTTACTCTAAAATATTGTCCTGTATTAGAAGAACCATCCACAACTAAATCTGTCAATAATGGTATGCTTGTTCCTGTGGGTGATGTTTGACCATTACCAAAATATCTAAGATTAGTGCCTGAAGTGAAGGTTGATCCTTTTATATTTGAGAGATATAATGTATCAAGACCTGTAATTCCACTAACAACAATTTGAGCATCTCTACCCTGTTTATTTTGAGCTTCTGCAGTCACAATACCAACTACATCTCCCGTGGTGTATCCACTTCCAACATTTGCTGTATTTGGTGA